TTTATCAATTAAATACGGTGCATCAGTTTTTAATACATTTAATTTATTTGAAATATCAAATTGTTTATTACCAAAAATAAATGGTGTATTTCCACTATATTGCATGTAAACATTTTTTAAAGTAAGAATTGTTTTTGTATCACCTTCAATTAAAATAGGTGTTTTTTGTGCAATAAGGTTGACGTCAATTGTACGTTCAGTTTCAAAAAGTCTATATGACATTAATTCAATAGTTTGTGAAGTAGGTAAACATAAATCATTATTCATGACATATACTAAATCGTCAAAATCAACTTTTTTACTATAACCTAGTGACCATGCAAGTATTTTATTAGGTAACATATAGATATTAAATTTATCATCAGGATTAGCACGTAATACCATATATCCTTTAGTTTCGTCTTTATAAAAACATGATTTACCGTATTCAAATAGATTTAATTCCATAAAACGACTAGCACCATAACCAGCAATTTCATCAAGTCCTTCCCAAGTAAATAATGAAATTGCAAGTAATTTTAATCTATCAAAATAATCAGCATATGTTCTATTATTAATTAATAAAGCAAGTTCATTTTCTTTAATTCCTTTCATATTATCACCTCTTAACTAACTATTGTATTACTTTGAGTATAATCAAACATAGTTGTTGGATTATGCCATAAAGTAATTCCATTATTAAATATTCTTTTTATTATTTGTAAAAATTGTTGTGGTATGTCACCCTCAAAATTACACTCAATAGTTTTTACATAATTCCAATTAGTACGACCTGTTATATTAGGTGCTTTAATAGTATTTACTTTATAACCAAACATATCAAAATATTTATCAATTATTTGTGCAAATTCTTGTTTTATACTCATTTGATAACATGTAAAAGTTGTTTCTTGCATAGAATAATTAATATCACCACTATTTAAATTTCCTTGAGCTTGAGGTGACATAGTATCACGTTTATTCATTATTTTCATAACGTCACCAATTAATCCAAGTCCACCACTAACAGCACCACCAACATTTTGAGATGCAATACTTCCACCAATTCCAACAGCATCTTGAATAAGTCCAATTTTAATATTAGCACTATTTTGAGTTAACCAATTTACATAGGCATCACTATTCCATGAACACATAGGAAATTTACCAAGTGGTAGTCCGTCCATTTGATTATAACTATTATCATTATTTTTATATTTATAAGGTTTTAAAAATATTGATGCACCTGGACAAATTGCATGTTCAATTTTAAAATATAAATAACCATTAGCATCAGTATTTCTAAATAATTCATATTGGTAAATTGCATTTCCACCATTTCCATTATTCATTAATATATAACAATATGGATATGTTAATAATTTTTTATTACGTGGTGTATAACCATTTAAAGAAGTTGCACGATAAATAGCATCAGTATTAGCATCTTCCCACATATCATCATAACTTCCTTGTTTTTGTTTTACACTTCCCCAATAACCTTCATTTTGATTTTCAAGTACTTTTTCAAAACATTTATCAGGACAAGTAAACAACATATAAATTGCATCACTTCTTCCACTATTAGCAAAAGCTTGAATTGTATTTTGTAATTTTTGTATTCCATTAGTAGTATTAGTGTACCAAAAATATTCAAGTCCACTTAAATTAGAATTATAAACATTACATGGTGTAGCATAGCCACCCGATAATTCCCAATACGGATCCTGTGAAGTTCCGGTATTTGTTATGTAAGGAAATACTGTTGTTGCTAAAATAAAACACATGTTATCTTTTCCATAGCCAGCTTTTTTAGTTTTTTTATCACAAACATAATCGCCTGTTTCAAGTCCTTCAGGTATAGTATGAAGTCCAACCGTATCATTATTAACATGTTCTCTTTCAACAAATGAAGGATTATATACAATATCAAATTGATATGTTTGAAAAACGTCAGTTTCAAAAGTTATACCTGTGCAATTTTCATTTACATATTCCATATTTGTAATAAAACAAAAATAATATTTTGTAGTAAAGCCCTCATTACGATAAAAAAGGTAATTACAACCAATTATTTCATCAATAGGAAATCCAACTTTAATATAATTGTCTTTTTTAATGTAAGTATAATTATCAAGAGTTTTAAAAACTTTACTATTAAAATAAGTCATTTGTTGAGTTGCATTTGTAAAGGTTAATTGATTTTTATAATCATTTTCAAGAGGTGTTTTACATAAGTAAATATCACCCTGTGGTGTTATATTTATCATATTATCACTTTCCTTTCTTAATTAAATAAAAGACGGTGTGTTGTGCCACCGTCTTTAAATTACTATTCACTAACTGTTACAGCACTAGTAGATTTTTTACCATTTTCACTTAATGCAGTTAATGTTCCTGTTCCTGCAGAAACAGGTACTACTTTAACACTAGTATTAGATACTTTTGTTACAGTAAATACTTCTTCATCACTACTTGAGAAAGTAATATCACTTGTAGCATTAGCAGGTGTAATAGTTAATGTTACAGTTTCATCAGTTCCAACAGTTGCACTAGTTGTACTAGGTAAACTTATTGCAGTTGCAGGTATAGGTTGTTCAGTTGCTAGTACGACAGCATTAGCAAAAGGACATATTGCAAAAGTTCCCCATGCGTGTAAGTATTCGTTCCATGACATAGTTCTTGCATTATAAAATTCATCAAATCTAAATAGATTATCATATATTTGTAACCAACTTTCATCACATAATACAGCAACAATTTCATCATTTGCAAAACTATCAACAACTACAATACGAGCTTGCATATCAGCATAAGTTAAATTAAATGCTTGAGCAAGTGTTTCAACTTCCACTTCAGCAAGTGCATCAGCAGTAATAATTAATACCATACGTTCTTTATCAGTCCATGTAGTAATTAATCCTTTTGCACCACTAAATTTTGAATAAGCATTGTATTCAGTACTAGGGAAAGACATTTTATTAAATAAAGCACGTACTTTTTTAACAAAAGCTTTACTAGTAGCATTATCAACAGGTTTAGATACTGTTTCAACAATAACTTTATCATTATTATAAGCACCGTCAATTATATCTTTTGTATATTTAAACTCATCAATATAATTTCCACTATATAATGAAGTAGTAATACTTGAAATAAAACTTTCAAAATTTTCCCATGAAGTAAATGCACCTTGTAATCCTTCACGTGCAATAGTTTTAGTATAAAGATCTTGTCTATTACGTCTATAATATGCAACATGTGTATCAGGATCAGTAATAGTTAATAGTTTTGCCATAGCAGTATTATTGTATTCATATTTTTCAGCGATAGCAGGATTTTCATAAATATCTTGAATATCAGTACCAAGTGGTACACTTCCTTTTTTAAATATAGATAAAGGATTATCATAAGACTTGTTTCTAACAATAGTTAAAGCAATACGATTAATTAAATTATTTACAAATTCGTTTAGCATAGGTTGATATGCATCATTAAATAAAATATTTGAAATAGTATTAATATTATCAGCAGTAGCACTAGGTACAGTATTCATATATACCTGTGAGCTATCTTCACGTATAACATTAAAGACTTTTGCACCTTTAGGTAATGCCATATTAAATCAACTCTCCCTTCTCATCAATGACGTCCTCAATTTCAAGTTTTTCACCTTCGTCAGTTATTTCTTCTTCCTCTTTTTCTTCTTCCTTATCAAATCCTATTTTTTGAAATAGACGACCATTTACTTTTAATAGTTCAGCATTGTCAGTTTCAAGTTTACCAATTTTTTCACCAAGACTAGCTACTTCGTCCATAGCACTTGAATAACTTGATAATACACCAAGTAAATCTTCACTAACTAAAGCTTGACTTGTTTCGTCTAATTTTTCCTTAATAGAAGTAATAAGTTTTTCAAAATCTTCTTTTGTCAACATATTGACACACTCCTTTCTATTATTTATATATCACAAAAAAATATAATTGTCAATTAGGCATTTTCATCACTATATAAAAATTTCATATTCATATTTTTATTATTTGTTATAACAGAATTAGACGTTATAGTTGATATATCTATAGTTTGCTCTAAATCAATAAGTAAATCTTGTTTTGCTACATAATATGCAATAGTTTCATTATTTTGTAAAAATGTTTTAAATGTAGATGTGTTACTTGCAATATTATTATCTGCTCTTATTACAAATCTTCCATTTAATGTATTTTGATTATTATAGTTTGATATTAAATTTTTACTTGTTGTATCGTCTCTATAAATATCAACCCAATTAGATCCAACAAAACGATTAGATAATATATAGTTTGTATTATCACTTCCATTTTGAGAATTATAAATTAAATCACTATCATAATAAAATCTTGTAGTATCTGGTGCTGGACTTGAAACAGCTTGCCAATATTCATTTCCTGTAAAAGTTATTTTACCAATTCTTTTATGTAAATAACATTTTCCATTTTCATCAATTATTAATTTATCTTTTATATCACCAATACCACATATCTCGTTATCACCTAAAGAAATAGTGGTATCAACATTATCAATAGTTAATACAACATTAGTTGAAACAACCGGAATATCAACGGGACTATTAGGTTCAGGTGTATTACTTTGAATACTATCAAAAGTTAAATACATAGAATATAATTTAAAATCATTAATATCAGTAGTAACTGACACACTACTTAAACCATTATATCCCTCATCAGCTGTAATTGTTGTAGTTGTATTTTCAGTTATAGTAACTTCTTTTTCTTGTAACTTGGTCGGTTCACTTCCACCACCTTTATTTTTTCCTAATAAATAACTAAATAAGTCCATAATTATCTTTACTCACTTTCATTAGGTTCTTCTTGAGGTTCTTCATCAGTTGGTGTAAGCCATTGTTCATTTTCTTCATCATAAATATAAATATCTTGTGTATCTATTTCAATTAAAGTACTTCCATTTTTAATAATATTTTCTTCAATTTTAGTCGGTTTACTATCTGTTGATAAACCTACTAAATCACATAAAATATAAGATTTATTATCTTTTAAATCATTTCTTCTAATATTTGATATTGTTATCATAATTATTCCTCCTTTTAAACAATATTTCTTTCTCTTATTTTATTTGCATATAATACCCATTTAAAATGGTATTTTCTATAATCGGGTGTTGGTGTAGGTGGTACAGGTCCTGTATATGTACGCCAATTATGTCCATAGCCCTGTTTAATAACTGTATCATTTACATAACATGTATTATAAACATGTGTAGCATTTCTTAATTGATAATGTCCTGTTCCTACGTCATAAAATCCTTGATATGTTCCTTTAGCAGTATTATAGTGTACGTGATCACCTGTAACGTGTCCTGCTGTTCCTGTATGACCTATTAAATCCCCTTGTTGAAATACTTGATTAAGACTAGCAATTGGATTTTCGTCATGCATTGTATTAAATGTAACATAATCAAATGTTCCGTCAGGCCAGTGTACTTTATTTAAACTTGTAAATACTCTTGAGTGACTTGCAAAATTAGTATTAACACATTTACAACTACATGGTGCATAATAGGGTGCATGATAAATTCTTCCATTAGGCCCCCAACCTAACAAGTCTATTGAATATGTATATAGATGAGAGTATGAGCCACCTTCGTCCTGTGACATGTATAAGTAGGGTAAAGGAAACAACATTACTTCATAGCCGTCTTGTGCAACAAGTCTTTCACCTGCAACCATATTACCACCCCATTATATCTTTTAATTGTTCACTTGATAAAACGAGTATTTTATCATCATGTTCTTTTAAATAATCAACAAGACCATTTTTATCAATAAGAGTTAATTCACCTTCATATTTTTTAACAGGTTCTTCATATAATTTTAAACTACTTTCATCACACCAACCCAAGTCACCTGTGGTATTGTATGGGTGTTTACTTCCTTTAGCTATTCTTGTTATATTAGTAATTTTATTTGTAATTTTTCTTGAGGGTGTTGTTGCATTACTAGAAACATAAATATAACCATTTAAAATAACTTTATCACCAATTTTAAATTTCATATTTATTCTTTCCTTTCAAGTTTATCTTCAATAATTGAAAGACGTGTGTTAATTCCATTTAATGTTTCTATCATTTTTACTAAAGTATTATTCATATCTTTCATAGTTGTACTTTGAAAATAAATTAAATAACCAACACATAATGTACCCACACCATATTGAAAAACATAATTTAATATTTCTTCCATAATAAAATCACCTTCCTTATTTTATATATATCATAAGTTGGGTGATTTTTCAAGTTATTTAATTGTAAAATCAGTATCAACTAATAAGACACCACCTTTTACATGTTTAAATGATAATTTATGTTCTTTATCTTCTTCACTTGCAAGTATTTCCATACCTTTATTAAAATTATTAAAATTAACATATTTACCTAGTTTTTTAGGAAGTCCGGCAACAGTTACATTTAATTTATTATCATATTCTTCAATATAGCATTTTTGCCTTAAATATTTTCCTCTCGTAAATCTACTTTCTATTTTCCATGCACCAAGACGAAAATCATCAATATCAACAAATTTTTGAAGTTCATCATCAGTCATATCTAATAAATGTATGCTATCAGTATCACTATAAATATAATAATCTTTTTTATATTTATTAATTGTATAATCTTTAATAGCTTGACTTGTAGTAATTGTTTTACGTCTTGCATAAGAAGTAATAAATGTTGCCACAGGTATATAAATTGCATTACGTATTTCTTCTTCACCTAGTTTATATTTAACAATACCTTCTTCATTTAAATAAGGATATTTTCCACGTACACGTGGATTAAGTCCAAATTTACCATATAATGAATTGAGCATCAATTTTGAAATAATATATAATACATTATTATTTTCTTTTTTAGCATTAATTTTTCGTTCAGTCCAATAATCAATATAATTAGTAAATAAACCTTTTAATCCTTTAAATTTCCAACCATTATGCCATGTTATATCATAAACATTATAATGAGATAAAAAAAGTTCTAAATCTATGTTTGTTAAATATAATGTCACAATATCACCTTCACTTGATTTAATATATTCATTTGATACAAAAGAAGGATTATTTTTTATTTGTAATGTTGGTATCATACCTTCTTTAACTTCAAAAGAACAGGAAAAACATTGAATATATAATTTATATAATTTATCTTCTTGATAACGTCCTTCAAAAAATAAAGGATCACCAAAAGGTAAATATTCAAATTTCATAACACTAGGATATAAACTATTTACGTCAAGTACAAGTCCTTTCCCTGTTTCTTTTTCTTTATAAGTATCATTTAAATAAGTAAATCCACCTTTATAACTTTTTCTAATATCACTATCAATATAAAAATCAAGTATAGGAAAGTATTTATTAAAATTTTTATTCATTTCTTTATAATTAGTAAGTGCATCACTTCCAATAGTCATTTTTAAAAGTTTTTCATTAAACATATATTCCAAAGCTCTTGCCATTATTTCAACGTCATTTTTTATATATGCTATTTCTTCTTTTGTTAAAATATGACCAATTTCTCTTTTAGCTTTATAGTCAATTTCTAATTTTCTAATAGGTAAGTTAAAATCTTTTGCAATTTTATCAACACTAAAATTTAAAATTTTCATACTATCATATATAGTTACTTTATTAGTATGTTTTTTAGTTACGTGAAAATATATTTCAATAGAATAGAATTGTCCCATATCACTTATTAAACATGTAAAAGTTTTATCTCTTTTTTCTTTTTTATCTTTTATAACTTCATATCCATTATTTAATAAGTAATTGAAAATATACTCACCGTCAAATTTTAAATTGTGAAAATAAAGTTGATAATTTTCTTTTTTATCACTACAAAATTCAATAAAATCTTCAATAGAATTTCCATATATAAAATTATCAACATTTCCAATTTCACATAAAGCATAAGCCCATACACGACAATCATTAGGGTCAGTTGTCGTTTCAAAATCGGCTGTAAACTTTCTCACAATTTACTTATAATATCATCAATATTTTCAATTAGATTATCATAAAGACTTCCTACGTCGTCCTTAATATCATTAGGATTAAATCCTTTAATAGACTTTCCTATTACTAATGGATAATATTCAGTTATTGATTTAACAGCTTTTTCATTTTGAAATAGTTTATAAAACTCTCTATTACTTAATTTATTAAGTTTATCTTCCAATTCCTTTAATTTATCTTTATCATAATTAGTATAATATGCAAGATCAGTTAACATTTTCTTATAATTTTCTCTAAATAATGAATTTTGATATTCATGACTTCTTCCTGTTTTATATACTAAAGCTTGATATCTTTTTAATTCCTCGTTTTTTAATAATTGTATATTTTTCTCTAAATTTTCTCTTTTAGCTTTTAAATTAAGATAATAACTATCACCCATTTGTGCAAAAGTAACAGCTTGTTGTTTACCAAAAACTAAAGGTTTAGTTGTTTCTAATCGTTTTAATTCACGTGATATATTTGCTTTAACACGTTTAGTTTCTCTTTTTAAATTTTCATATTCATAACGTGATATTAAATAACCACTTTCAAGTTGCATTGACTGTTCTGCACCACGAATTGAGAATCTTTTTAATTCTGCAAGTTTACGTTTTAATTCATTTCTTGTATAAACATTTTGTTTTAAATTTTTCTTTGTTATTGTTTGTGGTAATAAGTAATTATAACTATCAGCATAATTTTGAATTCTTTTAATTTTTTGATTATAGTTTTTAATTACTTTATTAATTTCTTGATTTAATTTTTTATCATATCTTATAGCCATAATATCACCACTTTAATTATAAAACAATTAATGTTAAATTACTATCAATAATTTCTTTATTATTTACCAATACCCTAAATCCACGTTTTTCAACCTTTTTATAATATGAAAGTAAAAATAATTTTGTAGCATCAATATCAATTTTATAATTAGCTAATAATTTTGAATTTTCACAACTAATGTATGATCCAACATTATCTAAAAACTTTTTTCTTAAAAATAATGATGAAAAATATAAAACAATATCTTCACCATTAATATTTAATGATGCATAATATTCACTTTCCTTTAAATCATAATAAATTCCTCTTGCACTTTTCATAATATCACCTTAAATAAAAAGTATAGGTTGCCCTATACTAAAGTTAATGTTAAAGTACTTTTACCATTTCCAATTGGCCTTTTAGCAACCTTAACTTTTAATCCATTTTCCCATGTAGGCATACCATAAATTGCCATTAATTTACGCATAATATTAAATATTCCATATGATCCTGTTGCATAAGTTTGACCATTTAAATCAAATAATATAGTACGATATTTCTTTTTCATTTCACCGGTTTCACTATCAACAACGTCACGTTCTTCACAATATACGTCTTTAATCTCAATTTCTTGACCAACACAGTCATTAAGTAATGCATCACATGTTTCAAGTGCATTAAATAATTCCTTCTTATCTTCTTCTTTTTGTGCTACTTTTGAGCAATATGTCTTTCCAACATTTCCATTAAATAAAGTTAATTCATTTTTTTCCATAATAATCCTCTCTTTCTTAATCTAAACTTTTTAATGTTTCACATACTTTGTTATAAATCATTGCTGTTGTACTTTTTTCGGTATCACTAGCTTTTTCTATTCCTGATACCTTAATTACTACTGTTGATTTTTCTTTGTTGTCTTTGCTATCCTTTACTTCAACGATAACTTTAGCCATTTTCACAATTCCTTTCTAGTGCTTATATGCACTATGCTATATATAATAGTAAAAGAGGTTTTAATTTTATTATATATAGCATACTACATATAAGTATGTAGTATATTATTTCTTTCGTCCACCTTTACGACATGCCATTATAACACCACCTTTGCATAAATTTCATAATTTTCATATTTTAAATTCTTATCATTTACATATATCATAATTTCACAATAACTTTCAAATTCAATATATTCATACTTTTTAAATCCAAAATATTTTGATTTATGATAAATTTTTAATAAATAATTCATATTATATTTCCTCAACTTCATCAACAACACTATATAAATATTCGTTAATATGTTCTTTAACTATTTCAATAGCTATTTTATTTGCATCTTCCATAGTATCAGCTTTTATTTCTTTACCAATTAATAAATCAAAATTTCCTATTATATCAATTACTCTAAATGTTTTCATTTCTTTTCACCACCTTCTACTTCATCATATAAGAAATTAACTAATTGTTTCATTATTTCATATTTTCCATTTAAATCAACATATTTCTTTTCTAAATTATTATAATCTTCTTTTATTTCTTTTATATCAGTTTTATATTCATCATATAAATAATAAATTCCAAAATATAAAACTAACACAATTATTACAATACTAATCCATATAACCATAATATAAATCCCTACTATCTTCAATTAACATTAATTTTGTTGAATATTTTAATTTTCTTTTAAATTTGTCCATTTCAAATTCGGTTGTAAAATATTTAAAAAATTGTCTTCCTGTATCAACTACTTGTAATAATAAATATAATTTCATATTAATCCCTTCCTATAAATAAGCAACACATAATAATTAAAACTAACGTACCACCAACCATACAACCAAGAATAAAATTCATAACTCACCTCTTAACTTTTTTATTATTTTCTTTAATTTTTCAATTTCTTTTTTTAATTTAATATTTTCTATTTGAGTATCAATTAATTGTTTTTCAATTTTTAATTTATCACTCATATTTTATTCCTTTCATAATTTCATAATAAATGATTATTTTTTAAAAGTCAACATTTTTTTCAACATTTTTTATAAAAAGTTTTTTATTATGTAAAATAATGTAAATTTGCTTTTTTAAAAAATATATGTTATAATTAATATGTTGTGATAGGCAATAAGCTATTTTCACAAACAATTCTTAAGTACGATATTTATCATTTAATATATAATAATTAAGATTATGTTATCAACGTGAAGAACGTATTAATCTTATTTTCTAGTGATATAGTGTTATATAATGATAAAATATTGTACTTTTATTTTTTGAGGTGAAATAAATGAATAACGATATGTGGCTTAATTTTAATAAAATATTATCTTATGGTGCATTATTAAATTGGATAATTGCTGAACGTGGTGTTGGTAAATCTTATGGTGCTAAAAAATATATTGTTGACCATTTTAAAGCTAAACATAAACAAACATGTTATGTAAGAAGATATAATAAAGAATTACAAGAAGCTCTAATGAAAAAATCACAACCTATATTTTTTGATCAAGTTAAAAAAGAATTTCCTGATGATAAATTAACTAATAATACAGAAGTTTTATATTGTAACGGTG